CACCGGAGCTGCAGGAGCCACCGGAGCTGCAGGAGCCGCCGGAGCTGCAGGAGCCACCGGAGCTGCAGGAGCCGCCGGAGCTGCAGGAGCCACCGGAGCTGCAGGAGCCACCGGAGCTGCTGCAACGCCCTCGTACTGTGAGAGGTCCATAGCGGCCATCGGAGTCGTGTTGAAATCCAGTGCCTCTGTGACGGTCTTCTTTATCCACGGCGACAGGGTTTTCCAGACTTCCATATCAGGAGCCTTGGGTGTGAAGGTGTACGTCGGCAGGGTGGCTGGGCCCGGGTCATACCCCGGCATAGGTGCCGAGATGGAATCAAAGGAGCAGCCCTGTCCATCGGTGCGTGGCTTAAGAACCAGAGTGACCAGACGGCCTAAGCACTGGGAGAAGTCGCCACTTACATTCGCAGCCTCAAGGGCAACAAAGACTTTGTAGACATTTGATTTATCCCCCATGGCTTTGCCTGCTTCCGGCAGAGTGACGGCCTTGGAGAAGATTCGGTTTTTCACAACGCCGTTGAGAGTCACTGTATCATCGAGCAGCTCGAAGATGAAGACCAGCTCCTGTCGTGGGGGCTTCGCTTCCCCTTTCCACTCTTGTGGGTGAATACCGGTGTCTATAACAGCCGTCAGCCGTGCGGGGTGAGGGCCGGGTTTCGGGAATCCCAAGTCAGAATCACCACCAGTAGAGACCGCAGTACCAACTCCAAACGGTGAGTTGTTAAGTTCTGTCATTTTCATTTCCTCTTCTCAGTTAATGTTCGGCCCAAGTGTGGCCAACCTTTGCTTCCGCCCCCATCTCAGGGAGCAAACCAATTTCTTGTGATGCTATCTTTACAGCCTCTTCCATCCAACCACGGACAGTCTCCGCCTGCGTCTCCTCTACTTCAAAGCTATGCTCGTCATGGTTCATGCTCAAGAGCCTTGCATCAACCCCCATTTGTTTGATCCAGCCGTACATAATGACCGTCGCCCTCTTCTGAATACTGGCTTCTGTTGCCAGCAGGAGGTAGCTTAGGGCTTCATTTTTCTTGTGTGGGCAGAGTCTTCTCCCTGTCATTGTTTCCACATAACCACGTTCCTTAAGCATTGACACCGCGTAGTCTGTCATCTTCCTGAAAGATGGGAGGTTCTTATCCAGTTTGCGTAGTATATTTGCTGCCTCATTCTCTTGAATGTTGAGCAAGGTTGATAGCCGCTTTGCACGTGCACCATTCACGAACGAGTAAATGATACCCTTAGCTTGGTCTCGTGTCGTGCCCGTTGCCTTCGCAAGTAGACTGTGGTTGTCTGTCCCTTTGCTCTTGTCCCCCTCCAGCATTGCCTTAATGTACTCCCCGTCATCCCAAGCCTTTATCCAGCACCCTATCAAGTGAAGGTGGCATCCATCCAAGTCAGCAGTAACGAACCGATACCCCGGTCTCACCTTAAAGAGTGACCGGCATTCCTTCCCAAGGAATCCCTTTGATGGAATATTGACCACCACGCGGTGGGTTACCCTATGGGCCGCGGTGCCAAGAGTGTCAATGTCATACTTAACCACCCAGTTCCCATCGACATCCTGTTCCGCTCTCTCTAGTAAGCCTGAGACGAGCCGCCACCTGTGGGTATATTGCAGGTAGCTCGCGATATCCTGACCAACCCCACTTGGGATTGTGTGGTAACTATCCTCGGTCAACTTCGGGGAAGTTACCTTTCCTGTTTTCTTACTGAAGTTCCATTCCTTTGGTTGCCACCCAAGTTTTAACAGAGCTTCCTTGACCTTTTTGTTACTGTCCAAGTCAAGTGTTTCAAACTCCACCCTACAAAACGGCCCCGCCACCTTGGTTGCGTCCTCCCCCATATAACGGGTGCAATGGGTTGTTGGTGTTCCATCTCGCTTCAAAGGGTTCATCCACTTTCTGAATCCTGTATCCTTACAAACCTGCTCCTTAATTATGATGGAGGGCGGGAAGTGTTTGACAATTCTGTTCCTGAATACTTCCCGGCTTTCATCCAACCACCCCACCAAAGTCACCGCGTAGCCTTTATCGAATGGGTGTCCGTACTTCTGAAAATCATTACATGCCACCCGGAAGGCGTGCTCAGTTGCAAGCTGCTGGTACGCCACTGGTGAGTATGTAGCAAACTTGGATGCCAACTCCCGTAAGACCCTCTCCCCTATCCGGGTATCTTCGATACACCGAAACACCATGTCTCTATTGAGTATACTCCAATCTTCGTGCACCGGCTTCTGTATCCCGAACCGAACACCGTAGGCCTCAATCGAGTGAGAAGACTTGCACCCCGGTGGTGGAGTTGCTTCCGGGGATATAAACTTCGACATGAGAAGTGTATCTATAAAGTCCGGGAACTCCTTTTCAACCTTGACCCCGCAGACCTTCTCAATAACGGGGAGGTCAAACGCCAGTCCATTGTGGAACGCTGTCTTGTTATCCTTAATAAACTGGATGCCGTCATCAATGGTTCCGTGGTATGGGATATCAAGGTGCTCATTTAAGAATACCCGAACGTCATCCCCCTTCCTGAAAACCATCACATGAATTTTGGTGGCTTCGTTATACAGTCCGTCAGATTCCAAGTCCCCTGTCCAATACTCTTCAGGATTAATCATCTTGTTATCCTCTCACCATGGAACATCTATATTATCCACAACAAAGGCCTTCTCCTTCTTTGCACCCCACTCTTCAGGTGTCTTAATCTGGTCACCGTCCTCTTGCGACCCGGCCAACCCACCCGGGGGTGACGCGGTTTCAAGCATCCGTCCTGTTGTCGTGCAGAACTTCGTAAATATTTCCTTATCGGCGATCGGATTGCAACCCCGCATTTTAATAGCCCGAATTCTGTTATAAAATTCTAACCCATTTTCGCCTTTAACGTTCCTCTCAATCCCCAATGCAACGGATACCTTTCTCGCTAACGCACGGCTGCCAGTATACTGGATTAGGGAAACCTCCCCGCCCTCTTCGTGGGGCTTTCCATACTTTGGTGGATTGAGGTGTGAGGTTGCTATGACCGTGAAGTCCAAGGCGACTACCAAATTCTCCAGCTCCTTGAACATCCAGTTCAGTTTCTCATTCGCGTCACTCGCTGACACACCGTCAACAAGCGCACTAACCGGGTCGATACAAACGACCTTGGCACCCCGAAGCAGCACCATGTGTCGGGTAAGTTCGACGGCCTGTTCCACGGTTTCTATCTCCCCATCCGCGCCTAATGTTAATAGCTCTTCCAGAGAACCCGCTGTAGACTTTAACTGTTCGGGGTCATAGTCTACATCGGGGCGGTTATAGAACGTCCCGTCATGGATTCCTGCTACAGCCCTAACCAAATCCGCAGCCTCCTCTTCAAGCATAATAGCGCCAACTGGAATCCCCTGCTTAATTAACTCCACGATAGTCATGTGAATGAATTCCGTTTTCGAGCAAGAGATTCCTGCACCTATCCCATAAATCTTCCTAGGCCGTATTCCATACGTAAGTTCTGTCAGCTTTTTCCAAGGCCAGTTATACCCGTATTCCGGGACACTGTTTATCTCTTCGAGTACATCACCAATAGAAACCATGGTGGCGGGCTTGTACTCCTTCCCCCGGAAAAGCGCACACTCCGCCAACTCCTTGCTCTTTCCAGCGACTAACATTTCACTCGGGTCTTTCGCTGGTAGAGTTACAACCTTGACCTTCTCCCCGGGGAGTATCTTTGTCAGCCTCCGTAACCCTTCAGCTCCCGGTTCATCATTGTCCAAGACAAGAATAATCTCTTTTGCCTTGTCTATAAGAGCCTTGTCATGCTCCGTCATGGCTGGAACATCATTACCATATGGAAGAGATACCACTGCTGGGCACTGGCCCTCGAACTCTGTTCCTGTTTGATACTGCCAGATAGCCCACCATAGCGACATGGCATCCTCTTCACCCTCTGTTATCCAGAGGCGTGCCCCGCCGGTTGCTGCTTGTTGGGCACCAAAGAAGCTGACATTGGAGAAGTCGCCTACTGTCATGAACTGCTTATCACCAAAACGCTTCTTGTACCCCGTCACCTTTCCATCCTTAAAGCCGGGATAGAACGTTTCTGTTATGTTCCCGGCAGTGTCAACAGTGTGTCGGACTCCAAAGAATGCCGCTACATCTTTAGGTATTCCTCTGACAGGGTTATCAACCGTAACCCCGAAGAGGCTCACTTGATCCGCCTCTTGCTGCAATACTGCTGCATCCTTTTTCGGCTTTGACTTTCTCATTTCCCGAGCCTCCTCATACCCCTGCACGGGTGCGCCCCTTACGTTTCTTAAAGTGGCCTCCTGTCATGATTACCCTTCCGTTCGGAATGTTATCATTCCCGTATTGAAGGGCGTCCGCGTGTTTGCTGAATGGGCCGACTAGTGTAGTTTTGTTTCGGACAAAGTATTGCTTCTTCATTTTGAAATCTCCTTTCGGACTCTTGACAAGGTCAGGTCTGTAATGCGGTGTGTGAATTCCGGGATAGGCTCTATGCGCTGTGGATCTGCTTCTCCGAGAGCGTGCTTTATATCCAGAAGAACCGCCTCAGTTGTGGGTGGCAGTACCCCATTCACGGAGAGACTCGCAAATATCTCCGATAGGGACGAGAACGCTGTGGCTACCACCGAGTCTGTGTGGCTGTTACAAGAGTTGCCTAAGACCTCAACAAGTTCGTCACCGACAAGGTGGAAGGTTCTGTCATCTACTCGGCAGCCCCCCTTACTTTTCGTATATTGCAATCTTGTTTCTGACATTACAGCTTCTCCAGTAAGTTTACGATGAACCCAACGGACTTATAGCCAAGAATTAATGAGAAGTAAATCAAGAGCGAGTTGAGGGTCAGTTTACAGATTTCTGCCTTTGTATTTTGTTCACGGTGATATCTCATAGTTCTTCACTCCCCTTTATAACAAACCATTCTAGGTTGTAATTAGCCATCAAGGTGTTCACAGCTCCCGCAAGGTTCCTTTCAACCACAGAGACACCCAACAAAACCTCCTCCCTGTAGATTAAGAAATTATACTTCCTGTATTCCAGCAGTTCCTCCCATAACGCGTCAATCTCTTTCTGAGTGAGCAATACACTCTCCCAATCATGAACGGACTTAAAGAACTCCAGCTCTGCACATAACTCTTCTGCTCGCTGAACGACACCCGTTCCACTCTCCCACGTTGAGTCCGATATCGACCTTGCCAGATTAAGCAAATCTTCACTGTACATTTTGGATCCCCTTGATGGCTTCTTGAAAATCTCTGTCCGTCATAAACCCCGCGGTCCTCTCCTCGTTCTGAACACTCCATGGTGTTGGGGTTGCAGCCGGTGTTACCCGGAAGACAAGGAATGAAACCACGAGCCATACAAGTAGAATAGCTATGACAGTTTCAATTCGGTCTTCTATCCAGTCAAATACTCTATACAGCATTGCAGCGTACCCCCTCAAAGCGAATATTACCGAACTGCCACACCCAAGTGGATTGGTTGATAACATCCTCACCCTTGCAAAACAGGTAAACCCTCACCCCACCTTTATCAATATAAGAAAGGTGTGCCCTGTCCATAAGGTACTCAAGCTCTTCTGAAGCTGCGATGTAATCCTCGAGGTTACTGTGTGGGAGCTCCTCCGATATAGAGATTGGGAACAACCCTGAGTTAATCGCCACAAATGTGATTGCCAGTATTGAAAATATAAACCCTTTAACTTTATTCATGAGACTCCCACCCTTAATACTTAACCGAAGTTTTCTTTACACGGAGGTATGAAGCGTCCGACGCAGCCCCTTACCTGTTCCGCCATCACTTGGCTGTTCATCTCCTTATAGTGCTTAAGTGTATACCACTTCCGGAGCATGTGAAGCTGGTCTCTGGTTATCATTCCGAGAAGGTATGCGTTTCCTGCTTGGCGTTGTTTCTTTAGTGTATTCATTTTCAACCCTCTTTGTTGTAGTAAAGGAAAGCCCACTGACCGGCACCACTCTTTTCCAACCTTGGCGTTGTCCCCCTGACAATGGGCTTACCCTTAATACATCTTTTATCGAAGCGGCTTTATCGTCCGCTCGGCTATCCAGTTGCTGGCCGTCAAGGTCCGGTGTGGGTTAGTGCCTTCGCTCCCCTATGGAGTCAGCGCGCCCGGTGTTACCCTTGTCAGGCGGGGATTCTACACTCCCATCCGCCTTTCGTTAATTATCTTATCGGCAAGTTAGACCGAAGACTTTAATAAAGTTCAAACTAATTTACAATCTGTTTACGAAACACCCCGCTCAGGACCAGCCCCCTTATCCGGGGAGAACCGCTGGATAGTGAACCCTGAGAAGCCCACTCCATGCGCTATAGCATAAGCCCTCGCATTCAATCTTGCACTCTCCCGGGAATCCCTTACCGCGATAACAACCCCATTGTACATGACTCTCCAAACTTTCATATTACTGCCCTCAGTAGGTAAACGATCCCATGGCCCATAAAGTATGCACCAACCCATACAGATATTGCGAATAAGAAGAACTTCATTTGATTCCCCACCTAGTCTTGAAAGAAGTATCCATTGATTTCAGTATAATTCATCATGATATCCCTTGTAACCTTCTCACTGTCGAGATACGGGATAAGGTCATCAATGCCGCGGGTGGTGTTACACTCTATAAACGTTTCCATCGCGAAGTCTTCCGGGCTCTCAAAGGAGCCCATGTAACTGTCCAGTATCTTATCCAAAGATTCGTTTTCCTTATACTCCACAATCACGTGTGGGGGAAAAGTCTCCTCAAGATCCAAAGAATCAACCATATCAAGTTCATCATAAGTAAAACCGGCGTCGATGTAGTCGCGGAAGCCATCAAGGTAATCAAAAACGTTAATATTGCTCATTGTTCTATTCTCCAGTGTTTAGTTGAAATTGCGTTGCTGTCACTTATATTATCGGAACACAGTATAACAAACTTTAGCCGAATCTCAAAATAAATTCAAGGAATGTTGCCCACTACTTGCCCACAACCTCAAATATATACCACCCAGCCACCACCCAGTGTACAGCCGTACACCTCCGGAAGAGGAGTGTATCAACAACATAAAAGAAGATACCGTCCACCACCCTACTAGCAGCCCTATCAATAGCCTTCTCAATAGAGGTCTCTCGTCTCAGTCTATATCTTGCCATCATGAATGCCTCAATATATCTCGTGTCAATAACATTATCGACCACCACCCCCACAAACTGAAGAGAACTATGTCACAAGATTGTTAAAGAGTCAAGAGGAATCTCAAGGGGTGTAACTGGGATTCAAAGGAGTCAGGAGGAAAGTGTCAGGATTCTTTACAGTGGGAATCAATGGGATTCAAGAGGAGTTAATGGTAGTGGGTTTCAATAGGAATTAAGAGGAGTCAAGAGGAATTAAGAGTGGTGTGCGATCTAAGGGGAGTTCATGGGAATTGTACTGCAGTGGGATTCAAGAGGGTTTAGTTAGATTCAGTTGGATCCAATGGGATTCAGATTCAATTAGTGTTCAATTCGATTCTGGTGGTCAATTCAATTCAAGAGGATTCTATTCGATTCCAATTCTATTCCAATTCTGTTGGGTGTTCAATTCGATTCAAGAGGATTCAATTCCGTTGGTCAGTTCAATTCTATTCTGGTGGTGTTGTCCCTCCCGAGCCCCATCAATCATTCCTTCCATCGAATCATCTCGAATCCCATCAATCCATCGAATAAATTGAATCATCTCGAATCCCATAAATCCCATCGAATCCCATCGAAACCCTTCAATGGCCGGGGGATAGAAGAAATTCAGGGGTGGGAAATTTTCAGGGGGGGTTGGTCCTTAAAACATAAAAATGGTATTTAATCCCTTTTGCCCCTTAAAACATAAAAATGGTATTTTAATCCCTTTGGCCATTGGAAATCCTTAGGAATCGATTAGGGATTAATTAGAAATCCTTAGGAATCGATTAGGAATCCTTAAGATTTGAAATAATAAATTTGTCCCCTTTTCATCCATAATAAAATATTGGGTTTTGGAAAGGTTGGGATTACTGAGAGAGTGTCAGGATTCTTTACACTTTTCAAAGGGGTATAGATGGGATTGGAAGTAATTCCTAGGAAATTTATATTGGGTTGTAAGGAGTGGCTGGAATGGTCTAAATCCTTAAGGATATGACGCCAGAGAAGACTTCTCTTTCTAGGAATGGCATAGGGTCAGTTGTGGTTAGGAGGGGCTTAGAATGGAGCTGAGGGCGTTTAAGAATTCCCACACCCAAATTAAGGTTGGTTATCTGTTGGGTATGGATTCCTCGGAAGGCCATAGATTCCCACACAGGGTTGGTTATCCCACAGATTAGTGTTCAAGGGGAAGTAGTGAGTTAGGAGTGGTGTTGAACCTTGGGTATGGACCAAGTACCTAGGGCATGGGAAGTGCCTTAGGAGCACCCTGAGGCCTTGGGGAATGGGTGTGGCCAGGTGTCTTGGGTATTCCTGAGTGGGCTATGGATTCCTGAGAATCCCAAAAGACACACTATGTTATAGGGTACAGAAATTATCCTTGATACGGAGATGGTGAACACCCAAGGTAGAGGATTGGGGCGATGGTCAAACCAAGCTGGTCGGGGCCAATCATGGAAGAGTAGTGATGATACTTCAGTGACTACCATGCTGAAGAGGAGCAAAGAGTGACGAAGTCTAACCAGCGGGCGAAAAGAGTCTTGGCGACAGTCAAGGGGCATCTATATTCGGATTAGTAGATGAATTAGGTGTGGGGCATGGTGCTGGAGCCCGGTTAAGAGCCGATGAAGCACTGAACAAGGAAGTAGATTAGGTCCAACTAACCCTGATAACGGATTCGGGGGAAACTAAGGAACATTTCTTTATACCACCCACACACAGGGGATAAGAGATATAGGGCTTCCTGCGTCTTGAAGCGACTTGAAGCGAATCCCTAGGCTCAAGTCAAGGGTATGTGAATCTAAGTGATTCTTAGGATTCCTAGGAATTATAGGGTATATACATATATAGTTATAGGGTATGTATAGGATTCTAAGTGATTCTTAGGAATTATAGGGTATATACATATATAGTTATAGGGTATGTATAGGATTCTAAGTGATTCCTTATGCTTGTAGCGAAGCTAGGGTGAAGTAGCGTAGCGTACTGAACCCACTAGGGTAGGCATTCGCCTAGGGAACGTAGTGACCGGTGAGATAGACATATGTTATTATAATATATCTTGTTATGTATTGTGTGGGGATATGTCTTGTGTATGTGACTCTTGGGAATTCTTGTGGGTGACTCACTTGTGTGGGACCCCTTCTTGTGTGGGTGACTCTTGATTTCCAAAGACACACTATGTTATAGGGTACAGAAAAATTAACAGAGGTCATCACATGCGAAAGAAATTCAAGACATACAGGCGGTCAATGCAGATTCCACAATACCACAGCCGGGATGACGTTCAGGTTGTCATTGAGGGTCAGGAGACTTCAGAGGAAGCAATTACCGGTGGTGTCAAGGTGACTGTGATTCCCCCTGAGAGAACTCCCCGCCACACGACAAGCACAAGATGCTATTTACCAAGAGGTAGGTAAGATGGATTACAGTATTATTCAAGACGGAATCTACTGGGTCATCACACTGGATTGTATTGTGATATCGGAGAGGTTCCCAAGCCGTGAGGAGGCAACCTTAAACTTGCCTTATGTGTGTGGGTGAGGTTGCGAAAGGCAAGGGTGGCCGCAAGCCGGGGAGCCTCAACAAGAAGACCCTTGCAGCTCTTGCTCTGACAGAGGGACTCACACCTCTCCTCCAGAGGGAAATCCCGAAGGTTATCGACGCTTTGATATTTCAGGCCAAGGGAGGCGACGTACCAGCCGCTAGGTTACTTCTTGAGCAGTTCACTCTTAAGGCCAAGGAGCACGCCGCTCTCGTGGAGGGGCATAACCCCACGGGTGTTGCCACAGGTGGCAAGGGTGCCCTGAATATCAGTATTCAAGTCGTCGGCAGCGACACCGCAAAGGATGTGGATGGGGAAGTGATTGATGGCTGACTTCAAACTCCACGAGAAGCAGGCGGAAGTTCTGCGATTAACCTCCGAACTCAAGAAGAGGTATGTGGTGTTCGCCGCCGGTAGGCGTAGTGGGAAAAGCTACTTGGCTGCAATATGGCTTCTCCTTCAGGCTCTTGAAGAACCGAAGCCGGGGGTGACGTATGGCCCTACCGCGAGAGTGTTATACGTCGCACCAACTATCGGGATGGCGATTGACATCATGCAAGACCTGTTCATGGAGATAGCAGGAGACTACATCCAAAACTTTTCAGCACGTCGCCTTGAATTCACTTTGGTCAATGGCCGGAAGGTTAAGCTCGCCGGGTGTGACAAAACAAGGTCACTCCGTGGCGGGAGTCTTATCGCACTTGCGCTAGACGAAGTCCAAGATGTCAACATCCCCGAGGTGTGGGATAGGGTTCTCCGACCAGCAACAGGTGATTTGAAGGCAAACTGCTTGTTCATCGGAACACCATTGCCGGGGACAGCCGAGGAGTGGCACGCCCTTTACCGGCGCGGCCTCGATGAGGAAAACCCGAACTGGGCCTCTGTGCATTGTAACAGCACAGATAACCCGTTTATCGATATGCAGTCGGAGGTTGACCAAGCGAGGCTGGACGGTGTCTCTGAGACCATTATCAACCAAGAATACTTTGCCAGCTTTGAGCTTACATCTGCATCCCAATTCGACACACAGAACGTCCCCACCTACACGGAGCTCCCACAGGGTACCCGGACGTATATCTCAGTTGACTTGATGGGTTTCAAGGATATATCGGGGCTCACCATCAAAGAGATAGGCAGTCTGGACGAAACCGTGATATCTGTTGTTTCAGTAGACACCCGTAACCACTGGTATGTACGGAACATGATAACAGGAAGGTGGGGTGTGGAGGAAACAGCGAGGCGGATTGCGAGAGCGGCAGCACAGTATCAGCCACACAAGTTGGGTCTTGAGGCTGGGGTGTTAAAGAACGCCGTGCTACCCTTCTTACAGCAAGAGCTTAACACTGCGGGTGCTTTCATTTCCGTGAATGACCTTAAGCATGGGAACGTAAACAAGGTTGACCGGGTATTCTGGGCATTACAAGGAAGGTTTGAGCGTGGAATGATTCACTACCCCGATGGTGCAGTCTGGTGTGAGAAGCTGAACAAACAGCTTAACGCCTTCCCCAACAGGTACGTTCACGATGACATGCCGGACTCCCTAGCGTATATTCAACAACTAGCGGACGCGGCAGTTGATGTGGACGCATACTTAGCGCTGGAGGAGGAATCGGTTACCTACGATGAACCCATTGACGAGACAACAGGTTACTAATGGCTAAAATTAAATTAGAAGATTTGACCTACAAAAACCATGTGGGTGACACATCCTTGATGTCTGAGGTAGCCCATAAGGTGGAGAGGGCAGCTTCTTGGATGAAGCAGACTTATCACTCCCGGTGGGAAAAGTACCGCCTCCTCTGGGCGACAGAGTTCAAGGAGACTTTGAGAACTCGAAACAGCGAACGGTGCAAGCTGATAACACCCACCACACAAATCGGCGTGGATACCGGGACAGCCCAGTTAGACTCCTCCCTTGGTTATTTGTCGTTTATCGAAGTTGACCCGGATGTCCCCGAGGAGGGTATCGAGGCGTGGCGTGAGACTTACGCCGAGCTGTGGGACAACATGGTATCAGCCTTCCGCAACGACCTTGCGAATAACGGGAACCGTGAGGAAATATCAGACGCTATATTCAACGCGGGGCTCCTTGGCCTTGGGGTTTTGAAAGTGGTCGAGGAAGAGGAGGAGTATCAAGAGCTGTCCCCCGGCCCTCAGGGTGGTGGCGCTGTCTCTATAACGAAGAGACGTACAAACATCACACTGCGGTCAGTTGACCCAAGGAACTTCCACTTCCCTAAGGGGGCCGTAGGTGTTGAGGACAGCCCTTACGTTGTTGAGGAGATGAAAGTCCCGGCGCACACTATTGAGGAGAGAATCCGACTGGGTGTGTACTCCCCCGTCGAGTACACGGCTGACGAAGACTCAATGGTCACACTGTACGAATACCACGGGGTACTGAGTAAAGCCATCTTGGATTCCACAATGTACACATCAATGCCGGATGAACTGGTAGTCAGAGAGCTGAATGAAGACAAGATGGTAGAAGCTATCGTTGTGTGGGCCAAGGGCGCGAAAGCACCTTTCTTCGCAGACGAGACACCATTTCTCGATAAGAAGAGGTCATACCTGACTTTTGTGTGGGACAGGGAACAAGGTTCTCCCGTGGGTCGTGGAATTGCGGCCAAGGTGTTCAGCGTACAGAAAGCGCAAGATGCAAACCTACGGGCACGGACAGACGCCATGGCCTACGCAGTCCACCCGATGGTGGGTGTTGATAACCTGAAGCTGGTTTCCCGGCGAAGGATGAAGGTGTCTCCCGGCGCTCAGATTCTAACTCAAGGTGACCCCAACCGTGCGATAGTTCCATTCCGGTTCGGTGACATACCACAATCTGCGTTCCTTCAGGCACAGGAGTTGGCATCCCTCGCCGCACAGTCCACAGGGTTGGACGCATTCGGTGGCACCGATGTCAAGTACCAGTCCGGAGAGGGCATGCAAACCCTTCAACAGGGAACCGTTGCAAGGTCAAGGAAGGTACAGGAAAACATGGTGGCGTTCTTGAAGGAGGCTATAAATCTGTTCCTGTGGAGAAGCACACAGGCAGACCCGGAAAGATACCCTCCAGTTGCACCGGGGTTCAAGGTGACTATCAATGTTGGAAGCCTGACGAGGGCGCATGAGATGTCCCAAATATCAGGGATGCTCAAGACAATTCCAGAACAGTCACCGGCGTATTGGAGACTCCTAATCAAATACTTTGAGCTTTCAGACCTGCCAGACAAGGAGCAAGTCATCTCAGACATGAGGAAGCTCGCGGAAGCTTCCCTTAACCCACCGCCTCCCCAACCAACGTATCAAGAGCAGTTGTTGGAAAGGAAGATGGCCTTGGAGGAAATGCGTGAGAAAGCGAGTATTCAACTTCAAGCGGCTCGTGTCCGGGCTGAGCTTGTTAGGGCAGCAGCTTCAATCGAGAAGATTGACGTTGATGAAATGAAAGCGAAGGCGGACGCAATACTAAGCTTGGCGAAGGCTGAGGCTGCAGAGGTTGGTTCGCAGTTGGATAAGTACAAGGCTCTCGTGGAGGGTATGTCAAATGAAGCAAGCCTCACAACAGGAGACAGACTTACAGGATTGGGAACAGGAGGAGGAGCGCCGGGAGATGGACTTACGGTCTCTATGCCAGTACCCGGAGTGGGAGACACTCCAGAGGAAGCTTGAGGGGATAAGGGATGAAATCAACAAGGTAGTTGATTGCACAACGGTGGAAGATTTACACTTCCGCCGGGGGTGTATCGAGATGCTAAACTCAGTGATAACACTTCCTGAGCAAGTTTCAGAAATCATTGCAGGTAACTTTGAAGATAACATATTGGAGGATTGAACATGGGTGATGATAAGGAGACAGAAGTGAAAGCCACCTCGGCGAAGAAGAGCCGCCGGAAAAAGCCACCGACGTTGCAGGAAATCCTGAGGAAGGAACAAGAAGAGCGCCGGAGAGCTTTTGAGGCCAGCCACAAACCAACCCGACTTAAAAGGAACGAGGTGAAAGAATGAGTCTTGACTCTTTGTATCTGGAGGGGGACAACATAGCCCCTGCTAACGTTGGCGGACAAGTGGGGCAACTGGTTGCGGATAAAGTGCCGGGCAATATCAGCCCCAAGGAGGCAAGCGCAGACCTTACCATGGTTCAGCAACAGCTTGCTATTGCACAGCAACAGGTAGACCAGTACAAAACACTCTCTGACCAACTCCTGAACTTCACGGTGGCGGGGGCTGAAGCTACGCAGCCGCAAGACCCTGAAGCCATCCTCGACGAGTTCGAGAAAGACCCACAGGCCGTTATTCGGAGGGAAGCGGAGCGGTTACTGGCGGAAAGGGAGAAGACAAGCGACCCCGCGACGGACGAGGTTAAGCAGAGGCTTGATGAACTTATGGCCAAGGACGCGAGGGAGTCCTTATCGAAAGAGGTGGAGGACTACACTGAAGTCTTCAAGAATCCTGAGTTTCAAACCTTTCTGGAGGAGAACCCAACCTACAAGCAGGTTCTCGCTATCGCCAACCAAGAGTATGACGTAAATACAATCGCTGGCGTGTTGAACCACTTCAAAACGACTCAAGGTGGTGGAAATGCCAGCAGTAAAAGAATTCCAACAAACTCCCCAAGCAAGGGTGGGGGCGGAGGAAGTGGTCGGGTGTTTAGCCGGGAGGCTATAAAGAAACTCTCCATCGAGAACCCGACGGAGTTCGCCAAGTTGAGTGGCGAAATCGCACAGGCCTACAAAGAAGGCCGCGTTAAGTAAAGTAAGGAGCAGACATGCCTTTAGGTACAAACCATCAATCTCCCGGTAACCCCGGTATCGAGGACTTTATTCCAGAACAGTGGGGTGACCTCGTTGTAGCTGCCTATGACGCCAAGACCGCGATGAAGGAAATCGTGACCATTGTGCCTCACAGTGCAAACCGAGGTGACACTATAGTTATCCCGGTTGAGGGTCCGAACGTCAGCCCAGCTGCCAAGCAGTTCCAGACTGAGGTCACCCTCCAGCAGCACGATTCAAGCAACGTTCGGCTGGTTGTTAACAAGCAGTTTGAATTTTCGCGGCTTAATTGATAGGCCAGTAACCCTTGATAAATAACTGGGAACCCATCGTGGGGCAACCAGAGGCAACGTGAATCCACTCTAGGAGTGTTGAAAATGAAAATGAATGAAACTGATATCAAATACTTTGCAGGACTTTTGGACGCGGACGGGTGTGTGTCCCTCAGGTTTATCACCTCGAAGGGAGTGCGCCGGGTAAGCGTTGGACTGTCTCTGTCCCAGAGGGAGTCCCATGCAGCACCTGTTCTACAACTATGTGAACTCTTCAACGTAACCCCCCACTACCGGGATGGCAAGGTTGAGTTCAGCGCGGCGAGGAAAACAAAGCTCCTTGCCTTCGCAGATAGGGTATGCAAGTATATGGTGGTGAAGGGTAGTCTCTTGCGGTTCGCGGTCGATTCCGCGTACCAAAGAGAGTCCTCAACAGTTTCACCGGAGGAAGAACAGTCACTCCGGAAAGAGTTCACCGAGCGGAGACGAATCGGTGGGCCAGTAAAATCAATCAAGCATGTATCGAGCTCTTGGGCAGCGGGTTTCCTAGATGGTGATGGGAACTACTCAATGCGGCTCAGAAAGACAAAGAATGGAAGAAGCGATGACTTGTGTGTAAGGGTGGGTCTTACTAAGACCGAGAAGGTTCTAGCGCTCCAAAAGCTTGCAGACAGGTTCGGAGGGGTACTCCATAAAGAGCGAGATAAACGGGGATACTTCAACTGGAGGTTATCCTTGGGCAAAGGCAACAAGAAGCTTGCCGTCTCCTTCCTTAAAGACATGCGAAAGCGCTCCAAGGTGAAGCGCGAGAAGATTGAGAAGTTACTTCATTATCATACACGGGCCGCACAGACTGAACTCGAGGGGCCGCATTGCGGTAAGCTACAGTCGAGCACCCAAAAGGGTGTTGTATCGAAGACAAAGAAAGTTCACAATCTCTGTCCAGCCTCATGCCCCTGCTGACCAAGGCAGCGGGCCGCAGCATGGCACGCCATACCGATGCTCAAATTATGGCACTGGCAGCAAGCTCCTTCAACGGAGGCACTGCCTTCGCTGGTACGGTTGACCCGTATGGCTCGGACTGGGGAACCGCCTTTAAGACCTCCATCTCCAACCAGCGTGTTGTAATCGGATCTGATGGTGCGACCATCTATAACGGCACGAACGCCGCGTCTCTCACGGACGCAGCAATTCTGTCCGTTGTTCTCCAACTGGAGAACTCGGACGTGGACACCAGCGACTTGGTGTGGGTGCTGCCGCCTTCTGCGAAGCGCGACATCCTGAACATCGACAAGTTCACTCTGGTTAACATGAGCGGTGACATTGGCCGGATGAAGGGCCAGTTCGGAGAGCTGTACGGTATCCCAGTGGTAATCACCAACGCCTGTCCTAAGGTCGTTGACGGTGCCTCTGGCCACGACCGTGTTGGCTTCTTGCTCTCTAAGGAGGCCTTGTATATGGCCTACCAGTGGGACGTTCGTGCACAGGAGTCCTACCTACAGCAGTACCTTGGTACTCTATATACCATGGACAACCTCTACGGTCTGGCCGTGGCTCGTGACTACGCAGGCATCGCAATCGCGATCCCCAACCAGTAAACACCTGCAATGGGTGGTGGGAGGCTCCCTTCGGGGGGCCTTTCATTTATCAGGAGAATCTCAATGTCAATACTTACATCTGAAAACGTTGCAGCTGTAATGAACGCAATGTCCCCACAGGAGCGAGCAGTTCTACGAATGAACCTGCAAGAAGACCCTGCAACTGCCGAAAGAACAGTACAGGAGGCGCTGACTAGGTTGAATTCAAACCCGGCCAAATCTGCTGTGTCCGCCGCAAACAGAGGAGAAGGTGCATTCTCGGAACTCTGGAATGTCCTGTTCGGAAAATGAGCACATACAGAGATGGCCCTGACCAAGACTTAGGTTACGCGGTTCAAGGCTGGAGCAGGAAGTGCGTACTCCCAGACCCTCCAAGCAATGGTGGTAACGGCGGTAACGGGGGAGGCAACCAAGAACTAGGGTGGTTCTCAATAGGGTCTTGGGGCGACACGCAAGCGCCGATGCCTCCACCACCCGGAGTTTCCTCCACGTCAACTGCGGAGTTTAGGTATCAAGGAACTTCCTCTTTCAACCGGCTTGCGGAGCTGACCAACGGAGTTTGGGATAACAACCCGGCGTTTGATGCAGGCATCCCTTGGCCTCCCCCGGGGTTTACCGCTGACTCTTTAACTGGTACGACAGAATTCTCCCTATGGTGGTGGGACGCGTCATGAGAGATAACGAACTTTATTTCAGGCACAAAACCCCCGGGACTGACGAATGGTTCAGGATTGAACAGACCCACTCAGGATTTTTCGGGAAAGGTTCGAGGGTCATATTGTGCAACAGTCAACCTACAGAGTTCACCGGAGACCCGGTAACGAAGGTCGAGGTAAATGCCGGGGTTACCTTCTCAGGTTCGGGGGAATTTGCTATCCGGGTTATGGACGCGTCAGGCATATGGGTTTTGTATCGTAACGTCTTTCCCGGTACCCCAACGGAAGACCCCTCCGGCGTGGATGACTGGAACCTCCCGAGAACAGAGCTACCCCCGGGCACTCAAGGCTTTAAACTGTGGGTGAGAAACGGTACGGGGTGGTTAGATTTTAGAGCGATTCCATAGGAGAACGCAATGGCAATATTCAGTGCACAGTCATTCACGCAGATGGCTCGCAGAGTTCTTGATGTTTACGCGTACCACAAGAACAGGAAGGGGGAGATTCAGTCAACAGACGAGAAGACTACCCTATCAGGGGATGACGTTCTTGTTCTCGAAGACAGCGCGGACGGCTTTGCCAAGAAAAGAATCAAGGCATCCAACCTTGCAGTGGGGAGTTCAGGCTCCGACACAACTGCAGTCCACGTTGATGTGGCCAATGAGTTCAACGCAATCCCCAACACTACACCCGTATCTTCAGACAAGCTTCTTGTTGAGAAAGGTGTGGACGGTTCAAAGGCAGTTGTTACAGTTTCATCTCTACCGGTTACACCTCACAGCCATTCAATCAATGACGTAACGGGGTTGCAACCAGCCTTGGATGGGAAGGAGAATAGCTTCCCAAAGAACTCCGCATTTAATAAAGACTTCGGAGTTGGTGTTGGGACTGTTGCGGAAGGGAACCATACCCACTCAGGACTTTATGCGCCTCTCGCGCACACCCACACAGTGTCCAATACCACCGGGTTACAGGCGGCGCTGGACAGCAAAACAGAGACCTCAAGCAACTCAGGAGCTGGGGAAGGTCTTGCACTCCCTAAGGTCGGGAACAACCTGCCATTCAAGAGCATTGTTGCGGGTAACAATGTCACTATCTCCAGCCAAGCTGACACTATCACCATTGAGGCCACCGGCGGCGGGGGCGGCGGTGGGACAGACCATGGGGTACTGGCGGGACTGGGCGATGACGACCACCTCCAATACCACAATGACGCGAGAGGGGATGCCCGATACTCACAACTGAACCACACCCATGCAGGGGTGTATGAGCCAGTCTTCTCCAAGAACACCGGTTTCAACCTGAACTTGGGAACAGCTGCTGGGGAGGTGGCGGAAGGGAACCATAACCACGGCACGGTTTACTCTCCTATTGGCCACGACCACAATGGAGTATACGCACCAGTCACCCACACTCATAGCATTTCAGAGGTAACAGGGCTACAGCCTGCCCTCGATTCCAAGGTGGAATCTTCCAGCAGCTCTGGGGCAGGCGTTGGCCTTGTCCTACCGAAGGTTGGGGTTGACCTTCCCTTCAAGTCTTTGGTGGCCGGGCCGAACGTAACCCTTACTGACAACGGTAATGATATCACGATTGGTGCAACTGCTGGTGGTGGTGGTGGTGTTTATCTCCATGATACAGGAACCAATCTATTTCCGGTGTTCGTGGACACTCACAGAGGGAACAAGGTACTTTCCGCAGAAACCATTGAAACAGTGTTCGGGAGGAATGGAACCGCAGGAGCAAACTCAGTCCTGTACCACGTTTATACCCAAGATTTAAACCAAGGGTGGATGCCTCATATTAACACTACTATCGTGGCGGCTACCATCGCGTTTGAGTCTGCGAGTTCAACAGGAAATTTGGTTGATGTTCTGTTCATTGATGCCGTGACCGGGGTGACATTGACAACAATCACAGGGCTTGCAACGACCAACGGCACTTCCCGTGTTATCTCCAGTGTCATAACGACAGATGTTGACCTGAACCAAGAGAACGTCACAGTGCGGATTGTGACACAAGGCGGTGGGACGACGACTGACCCCAAAGTTACAATCTATACAAGGTGGAGGTTCTAATGGGTATATATAGAAATGATGATTCCCTCGTTGACGGGAATGTTATCCACACGGACATTCAGGACGAGATAAATCAAATCCCGGAGAAGACAACCCCGGTGGGGTCAGATGTAATCGTCATTGAGAGTGAGGCTGACAGCTTCCACAAGAGAAAGGTTGCAATATCTAATCTCCCCGATGGTGGTGCCAAGAAGATTGGCGCATACACCATGTCGGGTGATTTGTCTGTGGACGGTGCTATATTCATCAACTGGGGGGGTGTCTCAAATAACCACCCAGACATCACAGTGTCAGGAGGAACGGACTTTGTAATCAACGCGGCAGGTGCGTATGAGTTTCACCTCGCCCTTGGCGGCACCGGCAGCTCTCACACAATTCAGGTTGAGCTCTACAACAATGGAGGAAACGTCACCCCGGCACGGAGGTCACTGGCGTTCTCCCAAACCCAATATAGTGGTGGAGGAATATCCTTCGCGCTTAATCTCTCCCAAAATGACGTTGTCAGTGTCAGGGTGTCCCCCCACTCGGGGCTCGGGAGGGTTATCACTTCCACACAAACCATGCTTACAATCATATCATGAAGTACATTGACGTAGTGAACGCGGTTCTCCGGCGGCTCAGGGAGGAGACCGTCACTTCTTCTGACGACACCGAATACTCTCAGCTAATTCGCCAGTTCATTGAGGAGACGAAGTCTGATATAGAGAACCGGTGGGACTGGAACAGGCTCCGCCACTCTATTGTAATCCAGACCACAAAGGGGGATGACAAGTATGTCGCCATGTGTGTGGATGGGCGTGCAAGGGTTCTTGAGGCTATCCTGTATGACAATGACATGTGCCGTGAAATCCGTTATGGTTTTTGGGAACGGCAGAACAGGAAGGGGTGTGACACCCTTGAGGGGACACCTAAATACATTGACAGGAACGGGTTTGATACTGCGGGGAACACAATCTTCCAAGTCCACCCGGTGCCAGACAAGGAATACAAGATTGTCTTGAATGGAATCATTCCTCAGGACGAGTACCTGACAGCTGACTATGACGAGTCTATGATTGAAATCCCAACTGCCCCATTGATTCTCGGGGCATATCTCCGGGCGATAATCGAAAGGGGTGAGGATGGGACAAGTGGCTATCAGTTCACCCTCGGAATGTATGAAGATGCACTAAGGCAGGCTATCGCCGCAGATGAATCTCAGCAGGCTGAGGCAAACATCTGGGGTGTTGATTATTAGGAGGTCTATATGCCGGGTCAGTTAATACCAGTAACAATACCCGCCCCGGCTGTCTACGGAATCAATAGACAGTCTTCCGCGGCAGTCTTGCCCCTTGAATGGGCAGTGGAGGCAGAGAACATTGTAATAAATGAGGTGGGGAAGCCTCAGACGAGAAAGGGATTCCGGGAGGCTGGGAGCATTCCGGGAACCCCATTCACCTTCCATGAGTACATAGATGGACAGGGAGGCAACTATCTGGTGGTGGCAACCACTTCCGGGATATACCTAGTGAATGAAGGTGGTTTTATCTCGGAAGTGACAGGAGCTGCCTCCCCCGGCAATTGGAGTTTTGCAAACTCAGGAACGGGGGTTGTTGGGATTCGTACGGGGGAACCACAGATTATCCTTACGTCCCCAACCTCCACATTCACCACGCAAACTCCTCAGGGACCGTACCCACCAACATTGTCTGCCAAGTCACCACTTACAGCCCTAGGACGTCTCTGGTGTCTTGACGGACTTCTCCTCCGGTATACAAGTATTCTCACGACAGACAAATGGGAGGGGTTCTTTGACCTCTCTACTATCTGGAATACAGGGAGCGATACACCAACAGCAATCTCGTTCTTCAACGGGAACATTGTTGTATTTGGAGAAGAGTCGATAATCGTCTACCGCCCAACCAATGACAGTACGGTACTCTCCCTTGTTGAAACTCTGGGTGGTATCGGGTGCCCTTTCCCGAGAACGATAGAGCCTGTGGGGAATGACTTGATGTTCCTCTCCCGGTATGGAGTCCGGAGCTTGGGGCGAACTCTGCAAGAGGGGAAGATGCCAATCGGGGATGTTACCGCAACCATTCAGGACTTCCTTGCGAACGCAACATCCGCCTCGGGCAGTGAGGATGTTTCAGCAACATTCGACCAGAGGACAGGGTACTACCTCCTAGTTCTCCGGGACTATGAGAAAGTCCTTTGCCTTCACACCCGACTATCAACCCCCGCGAACACCCCACCAATTACAGAGTGGCTTGCAAAGTTTGACGCGGTAGCCTCTGTCTGGGGCAGGATATTCTTCGGTGTGACAGAAAAGCTTGTCGAGTACAAACTGACAGGGGACAATTACAAAGGAGGAGCAACCGAGGTTGTGAAGTTCAAAATACGACTCCCTTGGTGGGGGGTTGACGAGAACCGCCTCCAGTTTTCCCAGAAGGTGAAGTTCCTGAAGAAGGCGCACATCATCGCTCAGGGGTACACTGCAACACCCTTCAAACTTTGCTGGGACGTAGACTACAATGGGAGCGGGGTCTGCCGGGAGTCAAAGTTAAAGGTTCAGAGCTTCGCCGGGTATAACGACCCTCAAGTCTCACAGATTCCAGAGGAGGATTGGGACGACTATATCTGGTTCGGGGAGTCTGAGTTCTCCGGAAGTTCTGACCTGCGGGAGATTCGGTTCCAACTGGCACGGTCTGGTGTAGTTCTCCAGCTCTCTGTATCCGGTGGGGCATTGTCTGAGGATGTAGTGATACAGTCTATCGGATTCCAAGTTAAAACCGGGAGGTTAAGAACGTGAGTGACTATTCAGTAATAACGAACTTTGCAGCAAAGGATTCCTTGCCGAAGGGGGATGCGGGGAAGGTTCTCCGGGGTGCAGAGATTGGTGGGGAGTTCAATGCAATTGAGGTATCCCTTCAAACCAAGCAGGACAGACCATCCTCAGGTAACGGCAACCTCGTAGAGGTAGGAGCGAACCCCGGAGGTGGGCTGGAGTTCAAGGCGTCCACGATTCCAACGCTTAGCGTTGTAACCCTCGGTGGGTCTCAAACACTAACCGGCAAGACCCTTGACAATCCTGTAATAAATGGGGGGACAATAGACGGGGCAACCCTGAACAGTCCTGTAATGAACAATGTGTCCCTCCAATCCCCACAAATCACTGACCCCGTTCTTAACGGGACACCGGTGTTCACCACCCAGTCCAAGATGGCCTTCGCGAGAGAATTAGGCCTTATGGGGACTATTGGTGCCAAGTCCACCTTGAACGCGAACTGGAATATTACGTCTTCAGCATGGGTGGATATACCGTTCAGTACAACGACATCCTTTGGTGTGTCACGCTTTAACGAAGTAGCCGCACCGGGAGGGGTTATCACCGTACCGGAGGGCTGCAGATGGGTTGAGATAACGGGCAAAGTGGTGGTGGCGAATGGGGCAACTAACTACAGAGTCCTTCTAGGCTCGACCCCGTTATTATGGGGGTTCGTCGGCTCATCGAACACAGAACAGGAGGACATCGAGATTCATACAACACTCTCCCCAACAGTACAGGGTGACGTGATTAAATTGCAGGTTGATGAAACACAGGGCAACACTATTATATCCACTAAAACGTCGTTGCGGGTTATATTCCACTAAGGAGGAAGTATGGCACAAAATTCATTGATTGACCCAGAACTCCTTGAGAAGGCACTGGGTGCGGGAGCTTCCGGAATTGATGCTGCTACGGGTGCAGCTGGACTCGACCTCCAAGACCTCGCCAGCCAGAAGTCTGGCCTCCTCAAAGATTTACTAAAGCCTCAGGAGGAACAGGCGAGGAGCAACCTACAGGCCAAGCTGCTTGCGCAGGGTAGGCTTGGCTCAACAGGAGGTGGTGTCGAGCAGACAGCGGTGGAGCAGGCAATTCTCCGGAACCAGATGGAAGCTGAACTTGCAGGCCTTGACCTCGCCCGGCAGGAAAGGCAAGACCAGTTCGGGATGGGCCTTGGTCTGGCAGAGCTTGGTATCGGAACGAACGTGAAGGATATTGGCTTCGGTCTTGAGAGAGAAGGTCTTGACCTCGCTCGTGACAAGTTCGAGTTTGAGAAGAGAGCGGCAAAGCGTAAACGTGGTGGCTTCCTCTCAGGGCTGCTGGGTGGACTCGCTCCCGCGGTCGGGACAGCCCTAGGCGGCCCCATTGGAGGGATGATTGGGGGTCTCTTCGGCGCGAAAGGAAAAGGAGAATAACATGGCTATCTTTAATGACCTGTTTGTTGACACCGGGGCGAGGAGAAGGCAATCCCTCCTTGATTCCGTCAACCAATCTCTGAAGAGCCTCTCCCCGGACGCGGGGGCTGAAACAGTGTTCGGTCGGTCTCTTGGTGCATCTATTGGTGAGTCGCTGCTCCAGAAAACAATGCCTGACCCCGAACTGGCCACTGCGGAGAAGAGGAACTCAATTATCTCCCAGATTGACCCCAACGACCCTGATAGCCTCCGGGCAGGGATTAACGCAGCACAGGAGGCCAGAGACCCTGTGGTGGTTGGTCGTCTCGCCAAGCGGCTTCTAGAGCTTGAGAAGCAGGCTCAGGAACAGGCGTTTAAAGAGGAGAGCCTTGGTCTTCAGAAGAGGCGGGTGGCCCAAGGCGACAGGGCACAGAAACGAGAGGATGAGAAGTTCAAGTACCGCAAGAGGAGAGATGCTGCGGACAGGGCATTGAAGGCAGAGCTTGCGAGGCAGAGTGTAGAACTGGAAAGGGTTAAACAGGAGGAAGACGCTGCGAATGCGGCTGAGGTTGAAAGGGAGAAGGCCCGGAAGAAAGCACTTGAACGGAACAAGGCGCTCCCCGGGGAGGTAAGGCTGGGTATACAGGCCTTGTTCGGGAAAGCCCCGGATGAAGAATATACGGACGAGGAAGTTGCACAGGTCAGGAAAGTGATGAAGGATGAAGACACCAAGAAGGCAATTGCCGCTGCTGGACGGGAGCCGGACATTGACACTCTTGCGGAAGTGTCCAAGGTGTTGGAGAGTGAGGCTGGGTGGTTCGGCGGCCCTATAGTATCCCCCCTTGAGGCGACCCTGTTTGTGCAGAAGTTGGGTGTGATAAACCCGGCGCTATCAGTGGGTGAAAGACTGGACAAAGCCAAGTCTATCCTTCTCGGAGAAACCCCCAACCCGCTGGATGACTTGTCAGCAAGTAAGCCTAAGGATTCTTCAATGTCTTTTGAGGAGTTCAAGAAACGCAAGAGAGAGGGTAAGGTATGAGTGGGGATAAGGAGTATCAAGAGTACCTTGAGTACCTTGAATATCAGGAGTACCTCGCCACCCTAGGAGCAGGTGAGTCGGATGACCCTGTGGAGAAGACTGTTGCAATGCAGAAGAGGGTGGCGGCGGAGAAGAGGCAATTGGAGCTGGTCGCAGCTCAGGCGGAGGCTGATAGAGAACTCCGCAAGGCCGAAACCCTTGACCGGATGACTGTGTATGAGCAGCTAAAGGATACCGCAGTGGTGGCCCTGTCGGGGGACAACATGATATCCAACGGGCTCCAGACTATCTATAACGCTATTCTCCCCACACCACAAGGGATGACTGACGAGGAGTTTAAGGAAGACCTGAGCAAGCGAAGGGAGTCGCGTCTTGACAGGTTGAAGGAGTCTCCACAGTATGGTGTTGGGAATATCGTCTCAGACCTCGCCACGGGCCTTGTGGCTCCCTCTTACGCGGGGGCAAGGATAGGGGTGGCTGCTGCGGAGGGAGCGGCGTGGATGGCGGCGGATAACATTCTGAGGGCGAATGCAGAACAGGAGGATATTAATCCTTGGGACTTGGCAAAGGATACCGCTATTGGGGCCGCGGGTGGTGCCGCAGTTGGTCAGGTGTCGAGTTGGCTGGTTGGAAGGGCAAGCAAGGAAATTGCCAAAGAGCTGGTTGACTCGGGTGTCCCTGTGTCACAGGTCGCTAAGGGCGAGGCCGCAACCTCTGTCTTTGACCAGATGGAGAGGGAAGCCGTTGATACTGCAACCACCATAAGGGCCGGGGGCAAGTCCCCCAAAACGTCCCGGCAGGTTCTAAGGGAGCTTGAGGAGTTCGTTCAGTCCCGGCCCGAGTTGGTAGAGGAAGTGAGGGGGATAGACCTCCGTCAGGAGTACCTTGATAAGGTGAAGGCCATTGTTGATATGGACGAGGACGAGTTCTTGGACTTGTCTGTCCGGGCATCAAAGGTATCTGGTGACCCTGTAGACACCCCGAAGGCAAGGAGAGTACTGGGCAAGGCTGGGGAGAAGGTTGCCAAGAAAGCGGAGGATGCAACCAAGGAGGCGGATGTTCTGGTGCAGAAGGGGATGAACCCGGACGAGGCTGTTAAGGTGGCATCCGTAAGGGCCGGTCTTGGGGAGAAACAACCCGCTACCCCACGAATTGCCCAAAGGCTCGCGAGGAGGATGGCGGAGCGTGGTGGGATAGTGAAGGCACTTGACAAGGGTGTTGGAACATATCTGACTCGACTGAAGTCCCTGTCGTACAGTGCGGGGAGTGCATTGGCGAGAATGGAATCAAAGGTCCATGTCCAGCTTGGGGAGGTAAAACCCCTCCTTGACGAGGTGGAGTCAGCTTTTAAAGGCCTCCCCCGGAGTGTGAGGAAAGACCTTGAATCCTCAGCGTTGACAGGGGGCCCTAGGATGGTGCTGGAGAGGGCGAGCGCGAAAGGCACCCTGACCCCTGAACTCAAGGCGGCAATGGAGAAGCTTGACCCGGTGCTTAGTTCCCTCGGCAAGCGGATACTGAAAGGTACAGAGGTGAAGACACTCGGAGAGGGCCGTTGGTGGCCCCGCAGGAGGAAGGCGGATACGGACAGGGGAGTGTTGGGGAAGGAGACTACCCCCTTTGAAACCACCCGAAGTGTTGCGGGACGCTCCACCAAAGAGAGAACTGTTGAGGCAGTTCGGGTTGACGACCTTAAGAATTATGAATCCCCAATCCGGTCACTTCAGGAAACATTGGAGACAGAGATTCGTAAACAGTCAGCAAGGGAATTCTTTGGTTCTTATTGGGGTGGTTCTGCTGACTATGGTGAAACAGTATTACAGTCAATCGGGAAGTTTGTAAAAGGAGAGATTGAGGCTGGACGCCTTCTACCTGAGAATGCAAAGGAAGTTCACGGTCTGCTTAAGTCACGGTTCCTGACTGCGGAAGAGGTGAAGACCTCGTCTCTGTCAATCGCAGAGTCAATGACGCAACTCCTCCTGTTGGGGCAGGTTAAGACTGTCCTGTTGAACATCACAGACGTGGCGAACACAGTGGCCAAGAATGGCCTTAGGTCTACAGTGGATGCGATAGCTGGGAGAGTGCCTAAGGGGATTAACCCGGACACTGTAGGTCTCGGTGACAGATTTGTAATGGAGGTGGAGGATAATGTTGGGAAGTCCGCCTCTGCTGCCAGATTCATGCAAGGTGCAGTTCAGTGGGTCTTCGAGAAGGTCGGGTTTGTCAAGCTCGAACGGGCAACATCCAACCTTGCGCTAAAGGCATCTTACTCCCGTCTCCGCAGACAGGTCTCCACCAACAAGGGCGCTCAGGAGTTTCGTACCAAGTACTCCTCCTTTGCAGAGTCCCCCCAAGAGTTGGAGGAGGTAATTGGTGCTTTGAAGAGTGGAGAGGACAAGGGCAAAGTCCTTGAGTATATGTTCGCGGAGCTGTTAGAGGTCAAGCCGGTATCCAAGTCCTCGAAGAGTCAGCTATTCTCTGAGGGGGCCGGGCGCTACCTCGGGATACTGAAGAGCTTCGTGGTTCAGCAGATGGACATTGGTCGGAGGGAAATCATTCAGGAGCTGGCCCATGGAAGTAAAAGGAAGGGTGCAGAGAATGCTGTGAAGTACCTGACAGCATGGACACTGATTGGTGGGTCTGTTGCCACAGGGATAGACGCCCTGAGGGGAGAGCCCATTGACGAGGAGACCATTGAGGACAACATCATAGACAACCTCCTTATACTCTCCGGACTCTCTTCGATGAACCTTAGAGACCTAGAGGAGAAGGGGCCTGTTGCTGCATTTACGAACTGGATGGCCCCTGCACCTATCGCAGCTGCAGAGAGACTCTACAGAGATGTGGAGAATGCGGTGGTAACGAAAGACCCAAGGGTGGTGAGGAACATTCCGATAATCGGGGAGCCTCTATATGACTTTGCCTTTGGGGGAAAGGAGCTCAGAAGGGCTCGGACTCTTCAGAGAAGGAGGAGAGAGGCCAGAACCCGGAACCGGTCATGGAGGGAAAGAGAGGCAGCACGACTGCGTAGAGAAGAATCATTAAAGACGAGGTATCAATGATTATAACCAACAGGACTCTCTACAGGGTCAATGAGGATGGGACGAAGTCATTTCTGGTGGAAGGGAGCTGGGTATCCTTGGCGGCCTCCCCTGACTTCCTCTTGGACACAGAAGGTCTCGTCCCCTTTCAGTGGGAGTTTGATGATACGATAAACAAGTACCGCAAGTTTTTGGGAGAGGATACTTGGGGAGCTTGGACGGATGTTCCCGCCGGTGGCTCCGGGGGTACCTCCGGAGCCCAAGGACCTCCGGGGCCCCAAGGACCTCCGGGGCCTCAAGGACCTCAGGGGCCTCAAGGACCGCAAGGACCTCAGGGGCCTTCGGGGGGAGGGTTACCCGCCAATGGGAATTCAGATGTCCACATCATTGACGAGAACGGGACTGTAGTAAGGTACGACACAGCTATTAATGGATTAAGGACTTCCTTCGCCCCCAACAGTGACCTAATCAACACGTACTCCAACGGGATTGGTTTCTACACAGAGAACGGAATCAATGGCCGCAACAGCAATATGACTAGCAACGGGTTCCAAGCGAACGGGACGAATGAGCAGGCAACCTTGTTCCCCGGGTACTTGGATATCACGAACAGCAACTCCCCGTATATAAATCTGGGCAATGCTGGGGGACAGTCAGGTAACCTCAGACTCCAATACCGGTATGATGGTGGGGGGCACCTTATCGGGTTCGGGCTCCCCAACGGTGCCCATATCTTCTATGCACAGTCGAACACAGGTGGGGCGCATAGCTACAAGTTTACAGGTACCGGGGTTACTGAATACTCTGGTCCTGTCCACGTTGATGGGCTTGTTAAGAGCAGGGTTCAAGTGTCGGCTTTGGTCACTGATACAATCCTCAGTGCATCTGAATCCGGGAGTGTCTATACCAACAAAGGGGCAACCGGCCCCGTAACCTTGACCCTTCCCGCAACAGACACGGGAGTAGTCTTCGAGATTGTAAACCTTGAGGCCCAGACCTTGAGCATTATAGTCACGGCGGGGAGTTCAATCCAAGCGGGCGCGGTAACAGGCAACACCCTCTCAACTAACGTGGTGGGGTCTGTGGTGAAACTGGTATCAATCTCGTCAACGGAGTGGGTTGTGTTGAACAGCCTGAACGGACCATGGGCGTTGTAATCACCAACAGACTGATATTCTTCCTGATGGAACAGGAGGGGTTCAGCCCCACTCCCTATGATGACTTGGGGCATCCGGCCATTGGGTACGGCCACAGGATAACCCCAGAGGACGGGGACTTGTCCATCATCACCGAGGAAGAGGCAAGACGCTTGCTTATAAAGGACTGTCAGGCTGCCGCAGCTACGGCTGGGGTAGACTTTAAGCGAATGGTAGGCCAAGGTATGGGTAAGCTCCCCCAGCGCCACAGAAGCGCTCTCATTGAGATGGTGTTCAATATGGGGAGTCTAAGAGGTTGGCCGAAGTTTATCGCGGCTATTGCGAGGCAGGATATTCAGGGTGCAATAAGGGAGTCAAAGAGGTATGCCATTGTGAATGGAGAGAAGGTATATATGAAGAGGAGGCATGAGGCGTTCGTGAAGACTTTCTTGGAAACCCCGGCCAAGGTGACGGGTGTGTATCTTGGTGTGGTTACATGGCCGCTATGGGTGTGCTGGGCAAAGGAGAGATTGATTAGGAGGAAGAGTTGCAATGAGTGAAGCAGAGATTGAGTTGTTACTGGAGTTGGTCAGGTTAACCAAGGACGAGCAAGAGCAAATTATGAAGAGTGTCCGGGAAATCCGGGAGAGCCAACAGGAGTGTGCGGAGATACTCAACCAGTACCGGGGTGCTTTCCGGGTTGCAGGTTGGATTGTAGGGTTCATCGTATCCGTGGGTGGAGTTGTTGCAGCATTGCGTTTCAAAGGGTAAGCATAAGGGTGGGCCGGTTGATTCCGGTATCCACCCTTTCTTTTGCCTAGAGTTCTTCGGTATTGTCAGCGCATACGAATCTCCCGTTCTTCAGCCTTACCCTATGGCAGTGGGCCATGCGGTAGTCTTCCTGCCTCTCCTGCAATTCGTCGCCACCCCTATAGTAGATTGAAACCATCCGGCTTGCCGTGTATATCACAAGGAAGACAGCAATAGCGGTTGAGACAATCCAACCCCCAAAGACAAGAATCACCGTCTCATACGTCATAGCTCGTCTCCTCTGTCCCAATGAACCCCAACCCAGAACCCCAGCCACCCCATACAATAGTGGGTGCCATAGGGCACGTCATACCAAAAGACCCACGGGACCAGAAACCTCCAAGTGAAGCCATCGTCCCAGTAGCTACCCCTCACCAAATAGTCGTTCATTTTCATTCCTCCTGTCTGCGTCAACCATCTCCACAAGGTCCATCTCGTACCACCCCTCAAACTCTTGTTCCTCCTCTTCCAACTTCTGGGGGTACACACCATTTATCCGACCTCCATTTCCTACCCGCTTCCACTTCTGAATGTACCTCCCGATTGCTCTGTCCATTGCCTTGAATATCTTTAGGTGAATCTCTTCACCCGTTGGCTGGTAATCCCGGGGCCAGTCCTGCCAGAATAAGAGGGAGCCCATAACCGCCTCATGCCGCAGCTCGTCTATACAGATTGCCGGGACTTTCCTTCGGGTGTTATGTGCCCTTCTCACGGCGTCGAAGCAAAGGGAATAGAGGGCATCCCACATCCCCGGTGGGAACGCTTGCATCTCCTGAGACTCGGTAACGAGTTGGTGGAGGTCAAACTCTTCCATGTCCTCCCCCCATTCCAGCTCAAACCCCGCCCACTTCCCTTTGAGGAGTCTCCTCTCCGCCGCATTGCGTTCATCCCTCCGTTCCTGCAACCTACGTTCTTTCTCAATCTCATACTTCGTCATATTCACCTCTTCGAGCCAAAGTAAAGACCTGCAACCGCAGCAACCAGATGGGTGTGGAAGGGTTGGATAACAACCCCCTCAAACGCCCTGCAAGAGAGGTTGGTTGTCTCCTTGCTGAACAATCCGAAGAGCAACTGAGTTGTCCCCCCAGTGTCGTGGCAATAGGCTACAGGTATTCCGATAGTAATTAGTGGGGTAAGGATTGGAACCACCACCACCATAATGACGATTGTAATCGCTATCAGGCGACGAGTGACCCCGAACCATCCTGCTATCTCCCGGATGCTCGTGCGCTCATTGGTGGCCATCTCCTGCCGTTGTAAGGCCTGCTTGAAGAGAGCTGCCTGCCCTTCCTGACGGGCCTTGATAAGCTTGAAGATGGCGGGGATTATAAAACCCCCAGCCATTGATAAGAGTTCTGCCGGTATCATAATGTTCTCCTAGTGGATTGTCGCGGTTTGCTTCTCTGCCTCCGCAATCTTGGTAAGTACTGCCCGACGTATTTCAGGGGGCACACAGTCGAAGTGTGCGGCCATCACCCAACACACCGTGGAGAAGGTGTGTCCCTCGTGTTGAAGCTCCGTCCTTACTGGTTCCGGCATGCCCCATAGTAATTCCTTAAACTCTCTACGGAATTTCTTATGGTCATTCTTCACGTCCCGGCTGAAGCCTAGGGAAGCCAATGTCAATACAAACCCCGCCGAATCCATGTCTCCAAGGTAATCCTCCAACTCTCTGGACACCTTTACCCAAGTATCTTCAGCCTTCATTTAAACACCACTTGTGTGTGGGGGAGAGGGTGACAATCTGCCGCTTCCCCCCGGGATGTTGGACAACATGAGAGTGAGACCAACTTGAAAGCCCTCGGGTATACCCCATCTTGAGTTTCCCGGTGACTCCTGCAACATAGCATCCATCAAAGATTCCCGCACTGTGGATGTGACCTATGGTGCTCTTCATCCCGAGACGTGCAAATGCAAGTGGATTTCCTCTCGCCCCATTGGCGCCAAGGTGGCCGTGTTGTCCAAGCTCCACCCCCTCAACTATGAACCCCTCATCCGGGGACAGCACCTTGACGCTGTTACGGAGGCCATTAGCTTTCAACCACCAACGGAATAGGTCAACGTCCTCCTCTCTTCTCATTAGTTCCAGCTTGAGAATCAGCTTGGCGTTCTCAGGGTCATCCCGAAAGTCTGCCTTGTCCAGCCATGTGGTGAGCATCTCATGGTGGTTGGAATATGGGAGAACAACCTCACCATTGGTCAACTCGGAGAGACTGTTCAGGAGCTTCAGGGTTCCTTCAAGTTCCCTCTCCACATTGGAGGTGCCGTCCCTGAATGTTTTCCAACTTGAGAAGCTCTTCCCAACCTCGTGTGGGTTCTGGGATAGCATGTCGAATACGTCATGGACTGCCACAGTCTTTGGGTTGAGTATAGCTATCATCTCCTCCACAGTGACATAGGATTTATTGCACAGCTGCGCCTCGTGGATATCTCCCAGAACAAGAGAAGTTGCACCAACGAACTCCTCACTCCCCTCACGGTAAGCCCTGCCCAAATCGTGAATAACCCCATCTCTTGCTGACCAATGGAGCTGACGAACCCACCACTCCCCAGTGCTTGAGACTTCCGCCACCAAGGCACAGATTGTATGGTGAAACTCCGCACGTCTCCCGGCCTTTGATGCACTGTAATTGGAAACTGTGAGAGACCCCGTGGTATACGCGAACTTGGGGGGAAGTCCCTGAGGCGTGGCGATTGACTCCATCGCAACCTTCTGGTGGCCTATTATGAAGCTGTCACCACCACCAAAGTTCCCCAAGCTGCTAAGGGGTCTGACCGCTGTCGGTATAACAGGCATCGTAGGGTATACAACCAAGTCAGGGGATAGCCTAAGCTCCTCGTTCAGCAGATAAGGGGCAAGGTCTGGGTGCCACATGATATCCCCCGTTACAGCCTTTCCATGTGGGTGGTGCTCAATAGGGATGACATGCAACTTCGCACCGCGAGACTTACAGTACCCTTCCAGAGTGGAGAAGAACTTCGTATGGAGTGGGGTATTATTCTGTGCACTCGTGAAAACGTGGATACCCGGAGTCCAATGTATGGGAGGCTTCGTTGATACCGGCTCCAGCTCTTTGTATTCCGGTTCCTTGTCTTCTTTCTCTACCACCTCTTTAACCTTCCTCACGACTCTTGGCAAGGCCACATCCTCTAGCGTCCCCTGCCGCCTGTGCTTGCCGTAACACCCACTACAAAGTCCCCTGCTAAGCTGGTTGTTCTCACAACCCGTTATGATACAAGTCTGCATGCGGTACCTCCGTTGAAGCATCTGGTTGTTCCTCACTCAAGTAGGAGAGGAACACAAGGTTAGTTAGGATATGGGAGACATGGGGAAGACCGCTCTCCGTATCGAGACCCTCTTCGGCACACTTTATAATGTGTCGTGACAGTGCGGCCCGAAACCTCTCGTACCCGTTGGGGACGGACTTCCACGTATGCCTGCCTCTCCCACTGTCCAATCCCTTTTGCAGGGCGGCTTGAATGTAGTTGATAGCCACCTTGCGCCCTAGCAAGTCAAACAGAATCCGGGTTGCTTTCTGCCAGTCCTCATTAAAGACTGCTCTTAGAAAATCCTCCCCCTCTTTGTGGTACCCTAAGAAGAGACCGGAAGGAGGTTGGGGAACTGTCCACATGGGAATTATGCTGTAGTCCAGTTTGCCCTTGTCATTCTTGCCGTTATCTTGATTGGCCACAATGTCCTCCTGCCTGTCGTAAGATGTTATAGCAGACCTGCTCTATTTCTTTAAGGAGCACCTCCACTGCGTCTTCGTTGTGGTGGTAGGAGCTAAGGGAGTTCACGAGGAGTGCGAGGTCACTCGCGTACTCTTCCAAATTGTTCACTTGCTTGCCTCCTCTAATGTGTCAAAGCGAATCTCAACAACTTTGGCCAGCCTCAGGTTTGTCCCGGTGCTTGATACCCGCAAGCACTTTACAGTGGCGACCTGCCCGATATAGGTGTTTTTGTGGTAGAGCATAACGCGACGGGCCTTGTCATCGAACCCGGCACCAAGGTCAGCATTGATTCTGTTACCTTTAAAGTCCAACACCAGCCGTCCTGTCATGCCCTCCCTCTTCCCCTTGCCCTCCTCGACATCCAGAATCTTGAGGTCGAACCGTGGCTCCACTACCTTCTTCAGCAGGTGGCGAACCCGCTTACCCCTTAACCAAGGGGAGGATTTCCTTGCGAACACGATTCCCTCGGCATCCCTTTCCTTTACTGACTGCCACAACATCTCCGCCATGTTACCCCGTGACTGGAGGACACGAACACTCTCCGGGATATTGGATTGCCTCTGCTCCCAAGGGGTACAGGATTCGCCCTTAACGTACTCGTCAACGGTCACTGTATCAAAGACCCGGAAGTCCATTGGGGGTGCTGTGGAAACCTCTTTGGCGTTGGGATTCAGAGTTCCGGAGAGCTGTTCCAGAGACCTAAGTCCTGTCGCGTCAACTATCTCCCCGAAGTAGACTCGTCCCTCTTCAAGTGGGACATTATCCCGGGTACCACTAAGCAGTGCCGCCGTGTTTGATAGAGGCTTGCCTGACAGAGAGAACATCCTCAACTCTCCCTTGTTATACACTAGTATTCCCGACACCCCATCCTCTTTGATACTCACACAGAAGTCATCCCCGAAGGTCTCTCCATCCTTTACCTTGTGGAGCTTCTGCCCCGCGGCACAGCCAATCTTGAAGCACCCCAAGTCTTCGTAAATGTCCACTGTTAGTCCTCCTCAAACTCTATAGGAAAATAGTACCGACTGTCACACAAAGGGCACTGGCAAAACTCCTCGGACACCATTAACAGGGTGTTGTCGCACTCACACTGTAGAAGTTTTGGTTGAGACCCGGCGGCTTTTGCCTTCTTGAAATCGATAATGTTATCACTCATGTTTCACCTGTAGTAAGAAGGTGGTAATACGCAATAAGGAGGGCGTCACACCTTCCGTCATGCTTAGCCAAGTGAATCCCTTCAACCCAAGGCCACCACGCGCGTGCAGCCTCAAGGGATATCTGTTTCTTTTGGGTGGGTGAAGACCCCTTTGGTGCAATGAGTCCGAGTCGTTTCTTCCAAGTTATTGGGGCTACTGTGGAGTACAGTCCCCAGCCTTCCCGCACCACAAACAAGGCTTGGGAATACATGCACGCTTGGGCCCACGTTGTCTTTGCTGATTGTCCGGGGAAGGCGTGAACCTTCTCGACAATGACAAGAGCCTCAGGTGCTGTCTCTCGAAGTGTCTGTATTTCATCTACGACTCCGGGTGTTAATATTGAATCACCATCCTTCGCCATATCCACGAACCGGCAATCCTGCTTGTCAAAGTCAACGAGTGCCAGTGCACCCTTCGCCCCCGTATCTACACCGAGTATCCACCCCATCTCAGTGGGAGAGCCTGCTGGTGGCACGGAAACCTGTCACTGGCACGTTGACCTCACTCTTTTCAGAAGTCGGCACAGGGAGTCGCTCCTTTGGCTCCGAGGGTATCTCCCTCTCTTGGTTGTGGTCAAAGTCTTTCATGTCAGATGATACCTCCACAAGGTCTGTGTTCAGCATTGTATCTTTACCTGTCAGGATATATGCAAGGTTTGCTTGCTCCCAAAGGTAATCCTCCCACTCCTCAATCTTCCCATCCTCCCCGAATTGCTTGTAAGCATCCACCACGATACGGCGCATTTCTTCTACGTCACCCGCAGAGTAGACCTCCTTAACAAACTTTGACTTCTCCCCTACTCTGGGGAGACCTCCATAGTTGTCTGTGGGGTCACCGATAAGGATTTGCTTGAATAGAAGACGTTGGCCGTCCAAGTAGTCCACCCTATCCCACACCTCTTTGATGAAGTCAAAGTGCCATCCCGGTATCTGCTTAAGGTCTTTATCATAGGACACGATACAGGTTGTATCACCCTTTCCAAGGGCTTCTATCTGGCAGATTGCCATCGCGTCATCGGCCTCCCCATCATCGACGACCTCGGCACCATACTCCTGAAGCAAGAACCTCTTTGCCTCTAGGTAGTGAATAGGCTTACTGCTCCGGCCACCCTTGTATGGCTTGGTTGTGGCGATGTCATGCCGGTGGCAACGAGAGTCCGACAGGAACAGTGTCCAGCTGTCTGCTCCTGTCTTCTCGACAATTCTGGAAAGGATTCCTCTGATTACTTGGTGGACAACCTCAACAGGCTTTAGGTCTATCTCCTTCTCCAGCTCCATCTCGTCAGGGTTTCCTCCTGCCTTCTTTATCAAGGCCAGTAATTCTCTGTGGCTGTCCGCTTCAAACAGAACCACCCCCTTCGCGGAGGCCTTCCACCTCGCCTTCTGGCAAGCGAACGCGGCTCTATATTGAATAAGGTCAGCGTCGATTAATAAGTGCATCATTTTCTCCTAAGGAAGAGGCATCCTTGCCTTATATCGCTAACCTACTGTGCTGTTGGAACGCCCGGAACCGGAGGGACGGCTGGGGCAGCAGGAGCCGCCGGAGCAGCAGGAGCCGCCGGAGCTGCAGGAGCCGCCGGAGCTGCAGGAGCCACCGGAGCTGCAGGAGCCGCCGGAGCTGCAGGAGCCACCGGAGCTGCAGGAGCCACCGGAGCTGCAGGAGCCGCCGGAGCTGCAGGAGC